GATATTACGTTCGTTTAATTTATATGATAATGTAAACTTTACAGGAGTTACAAACGGGCAACCACTTTGCGTATTCCCTAATAAATCATTTATTCGTTTTATTGGTTTAGATAAAGAAGATATTGGGAAAGGTTTGCGTTCGGATGTCGTTTATTTAAACGAAGCAAATAAAACAAACTTTGAAACCTATCGAGAATTAACTTCAAGGGCTAAACGTAAAATTTTAGATTATAACCCTAACCTATCATTTTGGGCGCATACCGAAGTAATACCCGAACCAGATTGTGACTATCTTTGTTTGACTTACATAGACAATGAGTATTTAAGCGAAGAGGAAAAAAACGAAATAGAAAGTTACAAGGTAAAAGCATATATCAATCCTAATTTAGATAATTACGATACAAACGAAAACACAAAATCAAACTATTGGCGTAATAAATGGTTAATTTATGGACTTGGAAAAACAGGAGTTGTAGATAATCGTATTTTTGAAAACTGGACTACAATCGATGATTTGACTTTTGAAAATTTACCATATCAATCGTATTATGGTTTAGATTTTGGACTTTCAGCTAAAACAGCCTTAGTAGAAATGAAATTCGATGGTGATCAAACTTTCTTTTTTAAAGAGCGTTTATATAGACCAATGAATGAAATGAGTGGTACTTTATCAAATGAATTTGAAAAACTTAATATTCCTAAGTATAAAGAAATCATTTGTGATAGCGGTAACGAATTAAATAAATCAGAAGGTATTAAATTAAGAAATGCTGGTTATAATGTTATATTTGCTCAAAAGGGACAAGGATCAATCAATGCAGGAATTGAAACTTTACAGAAATCAAATATAATTTACACTAAAAATTCAACCAATATAGAAAATGAATATAGCTCTTATGCGTGGAAAGTGTACAACGGCATTCAAATGGATGTGCCAGAAGATAACAACCTAGACCACATATTAGATGCAATTAAATATGTTACAGTTTGGTACGTCAAAACAAGACGTTTATCAATTTAATTGTAATTGTATTATTTTTTTATATAACTTTGTAGAATATTTTAAGATATGAGTAATTTTTGGAACAATCTTTTTAGAGTAGAAAGAGACCGATCAGGGAATGTGTTTTATTCATTTTCAGGAGTGGATGGATTTGCCAACGGTACTAAATACCTAGACTACTCACTTACAAACCCTGTATTACTTACTATTATTGCCTTGCGTAGTAAATTGTTTTCTCAAATGAAAATAACACACGTTAATCAAAGTGGCACAGAAGTTCAAAGTAGCGAGGTATTAAAGCTATTAAAATCACCTAATTACTTTCAATCACAAGAGGACTTTTTATACCAATTAATGTGGTTTATGAGTGCTACAGGTAACTGTTATACATACCAACTTAAAACTACTGGCAACATTCCAAAGGCAATATACAATTTAGTCCCTTCTGAAATTGACTTAAACGGAACTGAAAAAGTAAATAAGTTTATTATAACGGATAAAGACTTTAAAACTTTAGGAGAAAAAGAAATTATATATAAATTAGATGGAGCTTCTTATAAGCTAAAACTATCTAATATTATACCTTTTTATGACCTTGCCAATGGTATGGTTAAAAACTCTTTTATGCAAAGTGAAAGCCGTTTAAAAGGACTTGTTAAAACGTTACAGAATATTGACGAGAATATTAAGTCAAAAAATGTCAATTTAAAAATGACGCAAAAGTATTTAGTATCTAATAAGTCTACAGGTAACGAAGCACAAATACAACAAGACGATCGTAATGATATATCTAAAAAATTAGGTTCTCAAAGCATTATGATTACCAATGCTGCTATTGATGCAAAGCATTTAGTTAGTGATATGAAAAGGCTATACTTAGACGAACAATTCTCAAACGATGCTTTGACTTGTTTATTAGCTTTCGAAATGTCTAAGGATGTATTAAACTATTTTAGTAATGGTGCTTCAACTTATGATAATAAGAATATTGGATTAATTCAATACATTCAAAATTCAATCCAAACTGATGCTAATATGTTTGTAAATAGTTTATCACAGCAATTTGGATTATTTGAAAATGGCGAAATGCTAAAAGCATCTTTTGACCACTTGCCTATAATGGCACAAGTTATGAAAGATAAAATAGATACATTTAAAGCTTTTCAAGAAACATTAAAGTTGTCTATTGAAAATAATGTTGTATCTCCAGGCGAAGCTAAACAAATGACTAATGATTTTAGATTAAAAATAGGGCTATGATAAATAAATTAACAGACGAAGAAATTAAAAAGCTTCAAGACCTAAAAAATAAGGCTATTAACGATAAAGAAGTAGTTAAGAAATGACAAAAGAGGAAGAAATCCAATACGTTTTTAAAAATAAAGACTTATTGATTACTGAAAAGAAAAGCGCACTTAAACGCGGTGATAATTCTTTAAATATTATTAAAGAAGAAAATCAGGCTAATAAGGCTGGAGTTACTATTTCTGATAATATGGATGTATTGAAAGCTCGTTTAGTTATTAATACTACTAACGTTATTGATAGTCATATGGATTGCCACATCCCTGGGCTATGGAATAAAACATTACAGGAAACTAAAATGCTTTATTTATTACAGGAGCACGAAATGGAATTTAGCAAAGTAATTGCTGATAGTGTAAACGATGGACTAAAAGCAAGTGCGGAGCAATTAAGATGGAGGGATTTAGGGTTATCTTGGAATGGTAAAACAGAAGCTCTTATATTTGAATGTCAAATTAAAAAAGACGTAAACGAATTTATGTTCAATTTGTATCGTAAAGGAAGAGTAATGAACCATTCAGTTGGGATGCAATATGTTAAGCTATTCCTTTGTATTAATAGCGAAGAGGCTATGTACTCAAGCGAAAAAGCCAATTGGGATAAATACTATAAAGAAGTAGCTAATAAAGAATTAGCAGATGAAAAGGGTTATTTTTGGGCTGTAACCGAAGCTAAAGTAGTTGAGGGTTCAGCAGTAGTAAAAGGGTCAAACCAATATACTCCAAGTTTAGAAATAGAAATTGAAAAAACCGAAGCCGAGCCAATCACTTCTGAAACAATAGAGCCGTTACAAGACACTCACAACAAAGCGAATGAATTATTAAAAGAATTAATTAACAAAATTTAATCACAATGGATGAAAATTTAATCAAAGAATTGGGTCAAAAAATTGACGCAATGAAAAGCGAATCAGTTACAAAAGCTGAATTGTTAGAAATTATGTCTAAAGTACAAGCTTTAGAAACTTCAGGAGTTGAAGTAAAAGAAATGAAAAACGATGTAGATCAAATTGCTTTACGCATTTTAGATTTAGAAACAAAAGGAGCTACTCCAAGTGAAACAGCTTCTTTGAAATCTATTTTAGAATCTAAAACTGACGAGTTAAAAGCATTAAAAGACAATCGTTCAGGTGCTGTAAACTTTGTATTAAAAGCGGTAGGAAATATGGCTTTGTCTACAAACACAACAGGACAAATGCCACAAGCTGAAAGAGAAGCGGGTATTACTAGAATTGTAAGAAGACAACCTTACATTCTTTCTTTAGTTAATACAGGTTCTATTATGTCTAACCTATGGGAATGGGTAGAACAAAAGAATCCTGAGGGTGGAGCTGGAATGACTGCAGAAGGTGTTAAAAAATCACAAGCTGATTTTGATTTAGTACTTGCATCTGCTACAGTTAAAAAAGTAACTGCTTTTATTAAAGTTACAAAAGAAATGCTAGACGATGTTGAATTAATGCGTTCTGAAATTGACCAAGAATTGACTGAATTAATCAATTTAAAAATTGACGAGCAAATTCTTTCAGGAGATGGTTTAACTGTTAATTTAACAGGTATTTTAACAAATGCTACAACTTTTGCAGCTGGTGTATTTGCTTTGAAAGTAGCAAATCCAAACAACGCAGACGTTTTAAGAGTTGCTATTAACCAAGCTAACGTAGCTCAATTTAACCCTAACTATATTGTATTGCACCCATCTGATGCTGCTGCAATGGATTTAGACAAAGGGACTGACGGACACTATGCTTTGCCACCTTTCACATCTTTAGATGGTAGAGTTGTAAGTGGTATTCCAGTAGTTGTAAATACAGGAATTACAGAGGGTACTTTCTTGTTAGGTGACTTTACAAAATCAGGAGTAAGATTTAAAGAAGGAATCACTATTAACGTAGGTTACGAAAATGATGACTTCACTAAAAACTTTGTAACTATTTTGGCTGAGGCTAGATTGGTGCATAGAGTAAAATCAAACCATTACGCTGCTTTCGTAAAAGGTACATTCTCAACTGCAATTACTGCTATTACTAAACCGTAATGACAGTTAAGCTGACAAAAGATTGGGCGGGCTATAAAAAGTCCGCCTTAATTGAAATCGAAGACCAGTCTGTATTAGATAAAGGATTTGAAATCGGGCTTTTCGAGAAAGAAGTAAAAAAACAAGTTAAAGAGAAATAAAATGCAAATAATAGATCAATCTTTTTTTATCAATAAAAACTATTTACACATTCCTTTGGCTGTGCAAGACCCTAGCGGTTCTGCTTCAGATAACCAAGGGGAATTGGATTTTTTATGTACTAAAATAGAAAAAGAAATCTTATTAAATGCTTTAGGTTTAACTCTTTACAATGAACTTCAAATTGCCTTAGATGATATTAATAATGTTACTAATGCAAAATGGAACAAGTTAGTTTATGGGGATGAATATGATGATAAAGTTTGGAGCGGATTAGCGAATGAAAATTCATTAATTGCGTGTAGAGTATTTGAAATATTCACTACAGAAACTGCTATACGTTTATCAACAACAGGAGGAAAGGTTGCAAATCCTGAAAATGCTAGTAATGCTACACCTATGTATTTAATTGCAAATGCTAACAATAGCTTTATCAAACAATATCAAGGGGATTATTTAATACATCCTTTAGATTACGATAATGTTATTGATTGGTTGGGATGTAATACCAATATAGAACGTTCATTATATAGCTACTTAATAGATAAGCAATTAGATTTTCCTACTTGGAATCCTGCTTATTTTGCAGTATATGAAACTAAAAATTCATTTGGTATATGATAGTTTTTGAAGAGAAAATAAGAGAATTAATTTGTTTGATGCCTGAAATCAAAGACGCTTCAGGTCGTAGCTTTAAAGTTCGCTATGATTGGGGAACTATTGATGTATTAAACAAATACTTATTACTTAAAGAAAATGTTTCTAAATACCCTTTGATATGGTTAGTTACAGGTAAAGATAAACAGGACTATATTAGAAATGTAGTTACTAGAAAAGCTAGATTTGTAATTGCAACACGATCCAATAACGTTGATAAATTCAATGAGTTTCAATTTAAAACCGATTATACAAACATTTTAATACCAGTTTATGAAAACTTTATTACTACTTTAGAACAAAGTGGAATTAGTTCAATTATTGGCTACACAGTCGAAAAAGAAGTAATTCCAAACTATTCTTTTAAAGATAATGATAAAGGATTAATTGACGTATGGAATGCAATAGTAATCGATTTAGAAATTGAAATCGATGGAAAAAGATGCCTAAAAAATAACTTAAACTATGGCAAAAGAAAAAAATGTTATTAGAAAATTTGTAGTATTAAAACAATTTACATTTGATAAAGTGTATTATATTGGAGATACTATTGAACTTTCAAACCAACGCACAATAGACAATTTATTAATTCAAAAATACATAAAATAATATGGCTTTAATTGACCAAATTAATGTAGTAGCTTGTTCACAAGGTGACTTGTTAGGAACAGGAATGGAGGGTTGTACTTTCGACTGGGAGAGAGTTGAAACAATCGAACTTACTCCACGTGGTTATGCTTATACTGATATTCAGAATTTAGCAAACGTAAAAAAAGCACAACAACAAGGTAATGCAATTATATTGCAAGGTATCAAATCGTTTAACTTAGTGCCAGTTGAACCAAACGTAAATACCGCTGATGGTTCAGGTTACAAAACCGTAACAGGTGAGTTACCTTACGAGTATGATGTAATGTTTGATAACAATGGAGTGAACTTTTGGAAAGCGTTAAGAGCATTAAATTCAAAAGACCGTTATAACGTAGCCTTTTATGATGTGGAGGGTAATAAAATATTTACACAAACAAAAGCGGGTGTTGTTAAAGGGTTTTCTGTTAAAATGCTTTATACAGGACAGTACAAAGGTAAAGAGGGTAATAATCCTGCAGAAACTAAAATGCAAATTCAATTGGCTGATTTTTCAGAAATGGAGCGTCAATCTTGGATCGTGGGAGATACTATGGATTTTAATGCTAAATCTGATTTGGAAGGTATTAACGATGTGAGTTTAACTCCATCACCTTTGGCAGTTGCTGGAACTGCTTTGGTAGTGAAAGCTTTATTGCAAGACAAGTCACACTTTGTAGATGGATTAGGTTTAACTAATTTCAGAATAAAAAAGAATGGTGTTGTAGTAACTGCAACTGCAGTAGCTTTAGATAGCTCAGCTAAAACGTATACTTTTACTATTCCTGCAGCAACTGCTGGAACGTATACAGTAGAATTATGGGATAGCACATTAAGTTCTAATACTATTTTAGTAGCTTCTACAGGGTTGCTTTATAAAGCTGCTTCTGTAGCTAGTGTAGTAGTAGCATAAATTAGTTTGTTTTAGTAATTAAACCACGTTATTCAATTAACGTGGTTTTTTTGTACCTTTGTTTTATGACAATTTCAGAATATTTAAAAAACGCTAAATTTGTAAAGTCTCAAATCACAAATGATGTTGATGATATTATTCGTACTAAAGAAAATGAAATATTAGATTTAAATAGGGAAGAACAAATATTTAAAAAAGGAATTGATATTAACGGATTAGAATTAGGTATTTATAGACATAACTTAAATGGTAATACAAGAGGTTACCCAAAAGCATCTGGCGAAAAATTTAATTTTTATGATACAGGATCTTTATTTAAAAACTTTAATTTAGAATATTCAAAAAGCGATAATAAAATAATATTTATTAATAATGATATTAAATCAGATATGTTAATTAAAAAATATGGCGATTTTATTGGATTGACAAAACAAAACCAATACGAAATGAATTATAGAATTATCAAACCTGAATTAATGAAATTTATAAACCAATATTTATGAGACCAGAAGTAAAAGAATTAGAGTTTTATAATAGCCTTGAAAACTTACCTTTGTACAATTGGAATAAATTAACTACTATAAACGATTATAACTGGTTAATTATTGGCTTTGATGGTAGGCAAACAAAAGTGAAAGATAGTCGATTAGAAGTACTAGCAATTCAATTACAAGATGATTATTTTAAATTATTAAATGATAGGAGCTTTACTAATAGGTTGCAAAAGATGGCAAAGATTGATAATCTAAGCACTCGCTTTAATATTATAACAGCTTTACTGCAAAGAATGAGTTTAGGCTTTGCAGATAGTCAAATGGAAGTGCGCTATCAATTTATTGAAATGATTAATAAGTTTGGGTTTAATATGCCACAAATTAATACAATCGATGGTGATGTAGCTGAAATTATTAGAATAAATGCTGAATTGCAAAACATAAAAACTCAAATTAAAATCCTTAATGATGAGTTAAAAATAGAAAATAAAGGATCAGAACCTAACTTAAATAAGCAATTGATTTTAATAGGTTTAGCATTAGGATTGAATTATAGATTAAACCCAAAAGAAATAACAGTTTCAGAATATGTTGAAATGTGTAAATTATTAGAAGAAAAATCAAAACAAAACTAAAATTTTGTAACTTTGTTCAATAATCGGAGAGTACCTAAATGGCTACTCTCTTTTTTTTTATCATATTATGGCACAAAACGCAATAGATTTAGTAATTACCCAAGATGCTATTAAGCAAGTAGATAATCTTATATCAAAACTTTCACTTGCTGAAAGTGAAATGCTTAAACTAGCACAAGCATCATTAACAGCTTCAAAAAGTGTAAGCGGAATTAGTACACCGAGTGGATTAACGGCTAATTCCACTAATAACGCACAAGTGATGGCTGATTTGCAAAAGCAACAAGATGCTATTACTAAATTACACGATACACTAGCTAAAAAAGCCGAGCAATCACGATTAGCTGAAATTAAGCTACAACAAGCTCGTGAAAAAGCATTTGATAGCTTTGAAAAGAACTCATCACGTGAACAAGCTATTTTAGATAAACAGGCTAATAGTTATAATAAAACACAAGCTCAAATAACTAAATTAACTGCTGTTTATAATGATTTAGCAACTAGAAAGGCTCGTTATAATGATTTGAATGAGAATGAAGAGAAACGTTTAAATACATTACAAGCTGTAACCACAAAATACAATACAACTTTAAAAGATGTAGACGCTACAATTGGTAAACATACAAGAAATGTAGGTAATTATGCTAGCGGATGGAATGGATTAGGTAATTCAATAAATCAATTAACACGTGAGATGCCCGCATTTGCAAATAGTATGCAAACTGGTTTTATGGCAATATCGAATAACTTACCGATGTTATTTGATGAAATAACTAAAATAAACAAGGCAAATGTAGACTTAGCTAAAAATGGAGAACCTACAAAATCAGTATTTAAGCAATTAGCTGGAGCTGTTTTTTCTTGGGGAACTGCTTTATCTATTGGAGTTACTTTATTGACTGTTTATGGTAAAGACTTATATGATATGGCTTTTGGAGCTTCAGCAGCAGAAAAAGCACAAGAAAAATTAAATGAATCTATGTTAGATTTAGAAACTACTGTATCAAGTCAATCAGTAGAATTAAAATCTTTAACAGATATAGTAAATGATCATAATGCAAGTAGTAAAGATAGACAAGCAGCTTATTTACAAATAAAAGAAGAATTACCTGGATTAACCGCAATGACTTATGAAGAAGCTATTGCAACAGGTGAATTAACAAAAGCTACTAATTTACAAATTGAAGCATTAAAAAATAGAGCATTAGTTGAAGGTTATGCTAAATTAATAGCTGAAGAACAAATTAAATTAGATAAAAGTAGAACCCAATCTTTAGAAACTCAAGTAAAATGGACTGATAGAGTTAAAGGGTTTTTAACTGGACAAGGAACATCTGGAATAGGAACATCAGCAGTTAGAATAGCTGAAGAAAATAAGGCAACTGAAGATAATATTAAATTATTAGAAAAAAAATTAACTACAACACAAAAACAATTAAACTTAGAAGAGCAATCTTTAAAAAAATATACTGACAAACCAAAAAAATCAACTGATAAATCAGAAGAAGACAGATTAAAAGCTATTGCAGAAACTAAACGTAAAGAA